CGGACATAAATGCGTTTCTTCAGTTTAGAATGATAATGAATGGAACATATTTAATTAATAGTTTAAGTAAAAATGTGTATTACGCTGAATTTTTAGTCAATCCAAATGCTTATGCGGTTAATATAATTACTTATCCTGTGCCTACATCTTTGCCGTCAGGTTTTACTGCTCCAGTAGCAAATCCAGCGACAGGGGCGGTGGCGTTTGTAGGATTTCCAACTACTACATTTAACCCAGTAGTTACAATTCCAGCAAATTTTAATTTAATTGTTGGTTATGCCGCTAATTTTGCTACAGCAGTAAATACAGGTGTAGGAACAATTTTAACTGCTACAAGTAGTATTAGTCCTCAAGTGGCCCCGAACCCTAACGCTTTAATAAGTATTTCAAACATTAGCAATATTTATGCTAGTCCATCAAGTGTAATTTATAATGTTACTCCAGACGTTTCGTTTGGAGAATTAATCCGTTCGCAACCTAGCGAATATGCTTGGAACGACCTCATTAAGGGAACTATTAATAGTTTGTTAATTAGGTTAATAGGACAAGACGGAAATGCTCTCAATATTTTAGACAACAATATTGTTATTCTTTTACTTATAAGAGAAAAATCTATGATAGGATATTAAAAAAATTGATTTAAAGAGGATATATCATAGTATATCATAATATTCCATAAAATGCCTTGTAAGGAAATTGATTATTCAAAGACAATTATTTATAAACTTGTATGTAAAAATATAAAAATAACAGAACTATATGTAGGTTATACAACACATTTTACTCAACGAAAATCAAAACATAAACATAGTTGTAATAATCCTAAAAATGAAAAATATAATTTTAAAGTTTATACATTTATAAGAGAAAATGGTGGGTGGGATAATTGGGATATGATTATGATTGAAGAATTTCCCTGTAGAAATGTTTTAGAGGCGACAAAACAAGAACGCTTAAGAACTGAAGAGTTACAATCAACTTTAAATACATATTGTCCTACTCAAACAAATATAGAATATATAAATAAACAAATTGAATATAGAATAGAAAATAGAGATAAACTTAATCAAGCATCTAGAGATTATTATCAAGAAAACAAAGAAACCATTTTAGAAAAACAAAAAATAAGAATAACTTGCGAATGCGGTTCAACTATTAGAAAAGATGATATTAGCAAACATAAAAAAACTCAAAAGCATATTAATTATATTAAATCAACTGCGTAATATAATAATTTTTTAATTCTATTATTATATTAAATGAATTTGACAGACAATACTCTATCAAGACTTTATGATGATATTTACAAAGATATACAGGATAATATGAATAAACTTAAGGATTTTAAAGGAGACGATGATAAAGATGAACGCAAAATGTATAAAGAATTAGGTATTTTAAATCAACTATTGGTTTTAATTTTAAAATTAAAAAAAATCAAAAAAGAATAAAATCTTTAGTATATTTATAATGACAAAACTTTATATTAAAGGTCACCCAAATATCAATCAAGTTAGAGTTAAAGGACTTAATATGAACGGGGGAAGAATGCTAGGAATGGGAATGGGTTCAGTTTTGCTAGGTTCATCAGGGTCAGCATCCGCTACTACACGAGGGGCAACCCCAGCAGGAATGACAGGTGAAGGATTTGGTGCTTTATCTTCAATTAATTTGAGGAGTGAAGGACAAAATGTAAAAAAGAAATTACACAACATTAAATTCTAATTATTTATATTAAAAAGAATTAATAAATAATTAGAAAAATTTTATCTTTTTAGAATATATAAAATGGATAATATTATTTTTGACCTTTCCTCCCAAACAGAAGCAGACGCAAATATTTTTATTAAGAAAGATTATGTATCAATTCTTGATAACCAGAACGGAATTTATAGTTCAAATCAGTCAGTTATTGACACTTCACAATTTTCCAATTCCAATAAGTATATAAATTATCGTGAAGGGTATTTTACAATTCCTATGCTCCTTACTTTAACGCAATCAACAAATTCTGTAAATTTTCTTCCATTAACGGTTGCTAGTAGTTGTGATTACGCTTTAGGTCTTAAGAATTGGTATGGTTCTATTATCCATAGTTTTTCTGTGGATTTGGCGGGGACTACGATAATTCAACAAACGCCATTCCAGTCACTTTGGAATACTTTTAAACTAATGACATCACTTTCATATCAGGATTTGCTTACAATTGGTCCAAGTATTGGGTTTTATCCTGATAATAGTTCAAGTTGGTATTATTCAAATACTAGCTCTTCTACTACAGACCAATCAGGTAAAGGAGTGTGTAACAATCTTAATGCTATTTCTAATCCTGTTGTTTCAGGAGCATTAAACGCTTTAGAAACAACTAATAGCGGATTGTATCAACGCCAAAGAGCGTGGAATTTTAATCTTTTAGGATTAACTGGAGTTGGAGGTGTAGCATTTTCAAATATGATTACTCAGTCAAATTTACAATTGGTTTATAAATCAACAATTCTACCTCCTGTGGATGGAACAACACTTGTAAGAGGTTATTGGGCGGCACAAATTGTAGGTCAAGTCTATTTAAGACATTTACACGAATTTTTTAATAAAATTCCACTTGTTAAGGGAATGTTTATGAAAATGACTATGAATTTGAATAACTCATCTACTCAATTTACTATTACTGAAGCAGGAGGTAATAATGCCGCAAATATGATACAATCTGTAGCAAATAGTTCATTTCCCCTTGGTGGTGTTTCGCCAATTATGGTCGCCTCAGGAGTTGCTGGAAACGGAGCAGCAAGAGCAGTTGCTGTGAATAGTGCTGTCGTAATTTTTACCGCTTCTCTTGTTGTAGGTTCAATTGCTTACGAAACAAATGCGGTTACTGCTGGTGTGCCTAGAGGATATGTTAATAACTTGACACTTACTGCCCCTTGCTACACTTTTAACCCTGCTTTTGAAGGTGCTTATCTTTCCAACGCTATTAGAAAAATTGATTACGAAGATATTTATCAATACCAAGTTTTAAATATCACAGCAGGACAAAATTTCAATAACTTAATTACAAATGGAATTGCTGGAATTAAGAGCGTGCTAGTTTTACCATTTCATTCAGCATCGGCACAGGCATCAACAGCACAATTTAACAATTTGATTTCTCCTCTTCAATCTTGTTTTGATAGTGCTGGCGGAGGAACAACCTCGCCACTCACCTACATAAATAATTTTAATGTGGTTATTTCAGGACAGAACGCAATTTACAATACTCAGCGTTATACTTATGAGGCATTCCTCAACCAACTTAACGGACAAAATGCGGTAAATGGAAACCAAATTGACGGAATGGGTTCGGGACTAATTTCTCAAATGGACTTTGAAAATTGCTACAATTATTATTATGTTAATACTGAACGATGCCTACCTATTGAAAAGGGAGTTTCTAAATCGGTTAGTATTGTAGGACAAAATGTTAGTTTGTGGGCGGTTGATTTGTATGTCTTTGTCTGCTATTCAATAAGTGTAAATTTAAATGTGCTTCTTGGGTCTCGTGTATAAAATGCGATACTTTGTTTGTTATAAAAAAAATTAAATAGTCCCACATTATATATTTTTTTATTGTAATAATATATAATGCTCCAAATTAAAATAAAGAAACCAACAAAACAACAATTTAATAGAACTATGAAAGGTTGTGGGATTAGAATTGTTGAGGGTGATACGCCAATTATGGTAAAAGCAGAATTAGTTAGAAAAATAAAAAATAAATTTAAGAATGGTAAAGCACATACACTATCTCCACAGGAAATGGAAGGTTCAGGAATTAAGGAAATGTATAATACAGCAAAAAAAGCAGTAATAAAAAAAGCAAACCAAGTAGCAAAAGAAGTTGGAAGAGAAGCAAGAGAAGTAGGAAGAGAATTAAAAAAAGAAGCATATAAGCAGGGAAATATATTTATAGACGATGTTGCTCGTCCTTACGCAGCAGAAATAGCAAATGCTGGTATTCTTGGATTAGCAGGAGCAGCATCAGTCGTTCAACCTGAACTAGCCCCATTTATTGCTGTAGGTGCTATAGGTGCTAGTTCAGTTATAGAAAATTATATTAACAATATTGGTAAAAAACAACCAAAACCTATTAGACCTTATGAAGAAGAAGAAGAAGATTATGGAGAACAATATGTAGCACCACCTCCAATTCCGCAATTAGCACAATCACAAATTCACGATATGTCAGCATTTCAAAAATCAAACAATTTAATTGGATATGGGTTCCGTTCTCATACTAAGTTTGGTTCAGGAATGTTTTCAGGGGGAAGACTTGTAACAGGTAAAAATGAGTTACACCCAGCACTACTATCACCATCTCCACAATTTTTTTTAAATCGCAATATTTTACCAAGTAATATTCAAAATGATATGTATTATTCTTAACTAACTAACAAGTATATAGATTAGAGTAAGTATTTTAATAACCATCTTTAGATTAAATAAAAAAGATATAAAACTCATATATACTACGTAGTTTAATATTATTTTTTAATATAAATATCTTCTATGGTTGAAACCGATGTTCCCATTTCTGTAGCAACTTCTTCTAACAATTTTTTATTATCTAAGTGTCCTGAAAATTTGCTAGTTAAGTAGGTATGTCGCAATATATTTACACTTGTTTTTTTTCCAAATATTTTATTTAAATGTTGTGTCATTTTTATACTACTCATTTGGTTTCCATTACTATCAAAAAGTAAATAATCTGTAGGATTATTCTTTATAGTTTTTATCCACTTTGTTAGTATAGACTTCAATTGTTTAGGAATTTCTACTCGCTGTTGGTTGTAAAATTTGTCAGTTTTATACCTGTTAAACACCATTTCATTTTTTACAATATAATTATCATTATCAACATTAATATTTTTAATTTTAAAATTAACATAATCTAATGACCTGCGGGGCGGGATAAATACTCCACCTAACAAGCAAATAATAATAAAATCTTGAATGTCCTGTAAGTCCCCCATAGATAAATCATTATTTTTGTATAATCTAGTAGCATTTGCTTTCAATTTATTAAAGATATTTTGTATTTCGTCTTTAGTAACCCAGTTTTCTTTTTCGGCATCACTCTTTTTGTGAGTTTTCATTTCAGCATTATAAACTTGAATGTCGTCTATCATATTAGTTCTATATTCTGTTTTACCTGTTAGAACGAATAACGCACTTAAGATGGTCTTGCGTTTATTTGGTTCTAAATCTTTATAGTAATTTAAAATTTTATCAACTTTATCAAAATTAGATTTTTCAATTTCTCCTCCAAATACTTTATTATGTATAGACCGCAAAATGCTAGTATATGTTTTAAGCGAACCACTAGATAGTTCAGGTCTTAGTTTAATTAATTCGTCAGATATATTTGTCATTCTTATATATATATATTATTTAAATAAATATTAAATCAATTTTTTTATTTTATAGTAATGACAAATTTTGTGGAAAAGTGTAAATACTGCGATAATGAACTGGAATTAGATGATAGTATGAAACACCAAAATTGTTATGAATTTTATAATTGTATTCTTGAGGAAATTATAGAAAAAATGAAAATGAAATTAGATGTTTTGTTGAAATTAAAAAAAGATGTATATATTGCGGAACAATAAAAAAATGATTTAATTATAAATTAGTATATAATGTATCCTCTAATCCCATTTTAATTTCCTCTAGTCTATTTTCGTATAGGTCATAATAATTATGCGTAAATACCTTTTTATTTCTAATTTTTTTATAAGAGTAAAGATTATCTTTATCCTCAATATCTAATAATTTATGATTGATGTTTGTAAGTATAACAGGAATATTTGATGTATATCTACAATATAATATTTTAGATAATTCGCAGTTCATCGTTAAAATATTACATTTTAATCCATTTTCCAATTTAATAAATGTCTTTTTTTTACTATTATCAATATAACTAATTAATTGTCGTTTGGTTTTACATACCGCAGTATTTTCAATATGATTATTGATAAATGCTTTGCTATAAAGTCCATAACAATAATCGCAAGTTGTATAATTTTTATCTTTCATTTTGTCAAGAAAAGTATGTTCTTTTTTAGGCAATCTTGTTTGTCTATTATCATAGGCACGGCGTAATTCTCTATACATAGTTGTTGTAACAAATTGGGATTTATACTCACTCAGTTCTTTAAGTTTATTCATTAAATCTAAATATTCGCTATTGAATAATCTTTCATCAGTAGCAACATCATCAATAATATTTAATACTATAGATAGTGTTTTCATAAAGTTATTTTGCTCCTCCACATTTTGAGTAATTCTAATAATTGACATTTTATATGTATATAGTGTATTGTATGCGTATTGTCTAACTATTAATTTTTAAATCAATTTTTTTTATTTATAATAAAATCATTTTGGAGCGAGAATAGATGCGTAAAAAAAATAAAAAACTTAATTATTAATTTACTTAATTTACTTTAAAAATCTTATAATACTATATGAGGTAATACATCATTTAAAGTTGATGGTTCTAAATTAAATTTTATAATAATATTCTCCCAACTGAATATGAAATTTTCTCTTTCTCTATTATTATTACTATCATCAAATATAAAATTCATTATATGTGTATAAGTTTTATAACTTATTTTTTTTGCTGTAAATAATATTGCGACTTTCCGCAATATTATTTCATTCATAATTGTATTCATACGCTCTACTTTTATTTTTCGTAATTTTTTATTATTTCGTATAATTTGTTCTTGCTGTAATGTCACTAAGATTGTTTTTGTTTTTTCAATTTGTCTTTTTGTCTTTAATATGTGTGATTTTTCTTTCTTAAAAATTAAATCAAAATAGAATTTTATTTTGTCTTGAGTTTTTTTAAGACGATGTGTTCTAAATAAATATGGGTCTTCATTTTCTTTATTTTCTTTATAATACTGCTGATGTAGGTCAAATTCTTTATCTACTTTTTTATAGAATATGTTTTTATGTTCGTTTGGATATTCTTTTGGATATTGTGTTTCTAGATATTCTTCTGCGTGTGAAAACTCTATCATAGGATAACAATACACGCAATACCATTTTATAATTGGTAAATTATAAACTAATTTACTTGTTAATACACTTTGGCGTATTTTATCTTGTTCCTCTCTATCGCTTACATTCATAATAAAATTTGTTGTATAATACCATTCAAGACTATCATAGTCTAATGTTCTATCTTTTCTAGGATAAGTTTTATAATCTTTAAATTTTTTAATCTTATTATCTTTATCAACTATATTTCCGCAATTTTTAGTATCCGGAAATGAATATAATTTTTTATTAATAGTAGGGTTTTCTCCACTACATTTTACGCAAGTTGTAGGTTTTGGAATAACCATATAGGATTTGATAATTTTCCAAACATCTTCAGGAAATCTTTCAGAAAACTTTTTATTTTGGTTAGACATTATGTATGTATATAGTGTATTAGTTATACTACCAAACTAAGAGGGTTATTTCAAATCAATTTTTTTTTATATTATAAAATTATTTTGGAGCGAATATAATTTTAA